CATCGTGCGTGCCTTCTAGTGATCTTGTGATGAGGAGGTAATCGTTCATGATGCAATTCCTTCAAGAGTTACGTGGCACGGAGCGACTCTGCCCCCTTAATCCACGCTGCCACTCACGACAGATGAAACGATTTGTCACCCGCAGGGCCGTAACGGAACACGATTATTTCTGATGCGCGCGCTAGAGTCAAGCGGGTTCCTCTATTAATCAGTGACCACAGTGAGTCACGCGCATCAGAACGGAAATAATCTTGTGCAGTGGAGAAGTCCGCAGGACTTGACAAATCGTAGGCGCGGACACGAAGCGAAGCTGAGTGACTCGCGCCGGTTCATCTGTGGTAATAGGCAGCCGAGGGGGTTCAGGGGGCGGAGTTTGCTGTGTGTGGAGGCCCCCGCCCCGCCCAGCAGACCCCCCACACAAAACACGTCGGCGACCAGCCGACTCACTATAACCAAAACTCATGGCGACAAGCCATTCATCTTCTCTTCTATTTTCTGGCCCGCAGGGACAGAAAATTTTTTGGGAGGGTAATATTGTTGCGCGAGTCGGACATAAAAGAAGGGGCCGCAACCCTTGCGAGTTCGGCCCCTTCGGTCTTGCTGCGCGAGTGATTACTCGGCGGCGGGTTCGGCCTCATTGTCCGAGTCGCCGGGGCCGTCCTCGCCCTCGCCCTCGCCCTCGCCTTCCATATCGGCGAACAAGTCGTCGAGGTCAATATCTGCGCTCGATGATGTGCTTGCATCGTAGGTCTGCGAATCACGGGTGGCAAGCCACGATTCCAGCAACTCGGTAGGCTGGGCCTCCTTTGTCGCCTGTGCAATCAAGCCGCGAATCATGCGGGCGAATAGCGATTCACCCTTGCCCCCCCAAGATTCAAGTTCGCTGAATAGCGCGGCGGCGCGTGCGGCATTTTCGAGAGCGCCTCGGATCGCGGCCTTGCCTTTGCCGCCGGGGAATCGAGCGGCCCACGCCGGGACTTTCGCGGCCAATGCTTGCGAGTAAACAAGCCAATGCGCGTCGAATGCAGTCAAGCCACTGGTTCCGCCCCCGCTCTGGCTGGTAACGAACGATTCCAGAGATAGCGGCATCTCGCTGGCGGCTGCGAGCACGTTCTCGGCGGTGCGCAACTTCCGCACCGCGCGGTGGTTGGCCTCCTTGCGCCATACTTCTACAAGGGTTTCGAGTCCCTTCGTGTCCGCGCTCAAAGCATCCACGGTTGGAATCGGAGCCAGCACAAGTGCAATAAGGCGGGCCGGTTTCGTCACGTTGCCGGCGGAATCACGGGCGGCCTTCGTGGCCAGCGGGGCAAGCATGATTTCATGACTCTCGCTCGTCCATTCCGGCGCGGTGGGTGTAAACTCGCCTTCGACGAATGAAGCGCCCGGCGCAACAAGGGTAATCGAATCAAAATCTGAGGCCTGCGCGGCAATCGCGGCTAGTGCCACCCCCGCAAGTTCAAGAGTCGGATAACAGCGGCGTTCTGTGACAAGTTCAACAGTGGGCTTGAGTGCGCCAGCGGTTTGGGTGGTGTCGGTGGTCATGGTATTGAGTCCTTCGAAGGTTAAAAACGGCTGCGGGGTTGCAGGCCGTGCTTGCACGGTAAAGGAAACGGGTGCGAGTGTCAAGCGCCCTAAGCGCCCCGCGCAAGCCATTATGCGCCTAGCCACGGGTTCGGTGGATTGGCTGGCCCTGCCCAGTTCGTCGCTTCGCTGCCGCGCCCCGCGGCTTCCGCCGGTTTGAGTCCAAAACGCAAAGACAATCGGGTTTGCTGCCACGTTGACCCGATAACTGCCCGGCCATCCGTTTGTCCGCATGCCCACTTGTCCGCAGGACGCAATAGCCTCCCCTCCCGTGTTTTCACCCCTATAGCAGATGCCGCACACCTTTCCCTCTATCGTGCGCGCGCGCGAGCGAGTCGTGATCGGCTCCATTGCCGTTGCGCCTGCGATGTGTTGTGCTGTCCGCAGTCCTGGCGCCCCCTTATAGTTGCTATCGAGATTTTTCATAAGGGAGGGGTCTAGAGTCCGTAACATGGTATGAATCCTAGGGACGGATGATTGAGGTGTGATTGCATGAGTCAGGGGAAATGCAATTCGATGCAAGGCGTGGGAGCGGGTGAGGTGACGCCGTGCGCGTGGTGAACACGTGGACACGTGGACAGTGGGATAATCGGACAATAACATTGACATAACAATCCGTAAAATGCTAGAGTCCCCACACAACAAGACTAAACCCGATGCCCTGCTGCGGTGGACTCGGAACCGGAACCGAAACCGGGGGCAGGGCGGGAAGCTGAAATGGAAGGAGTGAGTGAGTATGCGCCCGGCAACCTTAGTGTTTGCGAGATTCGAGTCGAAGGGTAAGCCGATGGCTACACAGGACTTGGACGAGATTCCCGTCAGTGAAGTCATTTTCGGACTCGCGAAATGGATCACCGACACGGCCATGGGGCATTCAATCCGGGTTACAATTGCGCGCTCGGCAGAGGAGCGTGAGTCAGCCGCCGGCTCAGCAGCCCGGACTTCGAAGGTGATGGAGCAGGAGGCGTTCGCGGAAGGGTTGGCGGCGCTGATGGCTGGGCTTGAGTCCCCACACGAACCCTGCCAACCAGCCCAACCAGCCCAACCCTATCAACCCAACGAGGAGTCAGACTGATGGATTTGCGCGCAGACAGGTATTGGGAGGTTCGAGTCAGCGGCGTCGCCGAGCCGTTCCGGATACACGGTGACTTCCACGCAGCTATGACTCGGATCACGGTGTTCATCCACGGGCAGAGGTCGGGCGATTTCACCATTAGGAGTTCGCGCCGCCCAATCGAAGCCGCCGCCAGTCCTGACTCAAACAGCCATGGGCTGGCCCCGGCAGCAGAGATTCCAGCGTTGCGAGACGACGATGACTGGCAGTCCTACTACTTGCGACTCGTGCAGCACTTCGATGGTGCGGAAGATATGGCCCGATACCTTTGCAACGAGTCGTTCGGTGAACCGCAGCTGCCGTGGCTTGGCGACGACAAAGCAGCTAGATTCGTCCACATGAACGCATCTGCCCGGCTATACTCTAAGAGCGACCCTCTCGAATACGAGTCGTTGCTGCAGTATGTCGAAAAGCATTACCCGTCGCTACTTGCCGGACTCACGTTGCAGGGCTAACCACTTCGGGGCCGTGACATCATCACCGGAATCGACAAATAAATGTTATCTAACCTCTTGACATCACGGCCAGAATGTCGTAACCTCGCCCTTGGCGAACAGCTCTGTTCGTCGCTCTTGACTCGCAGCCAATAGAAAGGCACCTGACTCATGCAACACATGATCCGCGTCTTAACAGGGGGATTGTCCCGCGCAGACGGATTGCGCGCACTCCGTGATGATACCCCGCTAGACTCGAAAGTGGTGGACTGGAACGATTCCAGCGACCGCAAATGGCTCACGAATCACCTACATTGGGCCGTGAACAACGGGCAGGCCGTGCTTATCCGTCCCTTAACCTTCACCAATGCCGCCGCCGAATCAAACTGAACCCACCTGAAGGGAATCGAGCAATGACCTACGATACTACGCAAGCAGAGACAATCGAAGCCTTCGCAGAGGCTTATCCGTTCATGACTCCGGGCTACATCTACTGCCTGTTCACGGGCGCACCGTTAGCAGAGATTGAGTCACAGGAATGGAACCTGCTCCTGTCCATGCTACGCGGCACCACACCTGAGTCCCGCGCGCATGAATTGGCTCGCCGCGTGCTGGCCTCTAGTCGGCCCGGCCTGCTCTGGAATCACCTCAGGACCGAAGACATCTCGACTCTCAAAATCAACATGCCTGCCGACGCGCTGGCGTATATGCTAAACGGCGGCAAGGGAATCGCCAAGGGCCGCGATTTCGTGATCGAAATGCTGGCTCGAATCGAGCGTTACGTCGAACTGTCCGGGCTGGACGGGGACGAAATTGAGTCGCGGTGGCTGCGCTATCACATGCAAGTTGACACCGCCAAAGAAGAGGCGAATCGCCACGAAAGCGCAATGCGCCGCTGGCTGGAATCGCGGGATGAAACGGGGCAGGAGGCTGCCCGGCGCCGTCGGGTTGAGGCCATCGAGACTCACGCTGAAGTCCTGCGCATGAAGCGCGGAGCACGACGCGCCGCCGTTGAACGGAAGTTTGGCCCTTCACCCACGACTCAGAAGAAGCGGGCCAGCGCGCAGAAAGTTAGCATGGCGTGGGGCATCCTGTCGGCCCTAGCAGATTTTGACTCGACCTCGCCAGCGTCACCGCCCGCGCCCGCGCCCGCTCCCGTGACAGGCAAAGTCGCATTTGTTATTGCTCGGAAGGACTCATAATGGCTGGCTTCACCTTAGGCTCGGCAAAGTCCGCTGTCCGCGAAGGAATCGTGGCAGACGCCCAATCAACCGAGTTGATCGAAATTGCGCATAGGTCCGCTGCATTGGACTCACCAACCGAGGAACCCTCCGCGCGCGTCCGCCTTGTATCGGACGATTTCCCGTTCGACGAGTCGCAGTTAAACGCCGTGACCGGGATGGTTGCATCGCGATTCGCGTGTCTCACCGGCGCGGCAGGCACGGGCAAAACCACGACTACCAAGCGGTTCGTGGACGAATTACTGGACGTGGCCTCACTTGGCCGAGTCGATTTGAGCGGCTACTGGAAAGCCGACGCGGCCCCCGTTGACGCGGACGATCAGTATGACTCCGTTGACGGGGAGTCAGTTGTCGAGTCCATCGCGATGTGCGCCTATACTGGGAAGGCCGCACAGCAGATCAAGGGCAACTTCCCTACTTCATGGCACGGCAACATCATGACGATTCACCGATTGCTCGGGTTCGTGCCGGAGACTTACGAGGATTACGATGCCGAGTCAGGGGTCTGGAAGAACAAGATGCGATTCGTGCCCACCTACAACGCGCAGCTATTGCTGCCTTGGGATGTCATTATCATTGACGAGGCTGGCATGCTGGGACTCGACCTGTGGCACCAGCTAATCGCGGCCTGTAAGCCGTCTGTCCGAATCTACATGATCGGTGACATCGACCAGCTTGCACCCATTTACGGTAAGAGCGTGTTCGGATTCGCAATGGCTCGCTGGCCCACTTTCGAGTTGGCCGAGGTCCACCGGCAGGCCGGGACTAACAACCCTATCGTGGACAACGCGTGGCGAGTCATTCACGGCATCCGCCCGCAAACCGAAGGCGTATTCAAGATGGTTGAGATGCCAGTTGAGTCGCTCAAGGCTTCATCATACGTGCGGGCGCTGGCGCGGAAGCTGCACTCGCTGGGAGTCTACAAGCCTCTGCGCGACGTGATCATCACGCCGATTCACGGGATCAATCCCGGCCCCGGAGCAGCCTTAGGTGATTACCCCCTCAACGAACACTTGAGTATGATGTTCGGTTCCGAGAACGCGCATCCACGATTCGTGATCGACGGTGGGCGCGAGAAGAAGCTGTTCGCGGTTGGTGACAAGGTCATGGCCACCAAGAACGATTGGCCCAGCGGAATCACCAACGGCATGACCGGGCATATCGTGGACATTATCGAGAACGCGGGTTACACCGGGAGTCGGATGCACTACGGCACGCTGGCGGAAGTCAACGCCCGATTCGCGCGCGGTGCTGGCAGCCTGCCAGAAGATGAGGTGGATTTGGACGATCTTGACTCGATGGTCGATTCCATCAACGAGAACGCCAAGAAGGCGCCCGCAGCGAAGGAGTCACGTGATCGTGGCCCTGCGTCACATAGTGTGGTCATTGAGTTCGGTTCCGGCGACGCTGCGTTCCAGAAAGTGTTCGAATCATTGGCCGAGGTGGGAACACTGCAATTGGCTTACGCCATGACCTGCCACAAGATGCAGGGCGGTGAGTGCCCCACTGTAGTGATCGTGCTGCACGAGTCGCACTCCGGATCACTCTCCCGCGAATGGCTTTACACGGCCATTACCCGCGCCAGCAAGAACTGCATCTTAGTCTATACTGATCGTGGCCTGCGCATCGCGTTGAATCGTCAGGCCATTCCCGGCAGTTCACTGCGCGATAAGGTGCTGGCGTTCCAGCGAATCATGTTCCCTAGGGGCGTGGACGAGGCATCCGCAGCCATTAACCTGCCTGTGAGTGAGTCGCCCTACCCGTCGATCCTCGACCAAGATATTCAATCCGATGATCGCAGCAGGGAGACTGAACGTCGACTCACAGCGGGGAGCCAGTCGACCGGCCTAGCAAAGCTTGTCTCCCGTCAACGGCAGCAGCAACAGCAGCAGCAGTCAGGGGCCGAGTCCGAAGCACCAGATGCAGGTATCCGAGTCGAAATCCGTCACACGGTGAACGTCAACATTCACGTGACGGAACCAGCGCAAGACCCGGACCCAGTCGATGAACCTGTGAGCGTGTATGGTGGACGACTCACGCCGATCAAGATCGCACTGCCTCCTCCGACCGCTCGTATCGCGGTTCCTTGTTGGGGCGCAGCGCGGACTCTCGTTGCGCTGCGCCATGCTGTGGAGGGGACGCCCAAGATGCTGACCTACCAGCCTGCGACTCAACCCTCATCACCGGAGCCTAAGTCTGTTGGGCTGACGTTGGGTCAACTTTTTGCTAAGTCTAAAGGACGCTGAGTCATGCGCAAGCGTTGCATCATCATAGGCTGGAGGGCACACCCATGACTGAAGATCAACAAGGACAGCTCACGACTCCCGGCGAAATCCGCCGCTATATCTTGGGCGGTAACGCGGCCTTCACCCTACGCTCGCTGGAGACGGGCGACCGATACACCTACAAGGTGAAGTCAGTTCGACTCGACGACAGCAGGGACTGGTCAACCACGAACATCAACAAGGATCGGTTCTTCGTATCGGTGTTGGTCGGCGGGGGCCGCGAGTCGGACTACGTCTATATGGGCCTGCTTGATCGGAGTGTGGATGGGAGTTACAACCTGCACACCACGGCCAAGAGTCGAGTCAGCAACCAAGCCCCGTCGTTCAAGGGGCTGGCCTACTGCTGGAACGCGCTTGATCAGGGGTGCCGGTGGCCCTCGCGAGTCGAGTTCTTCCATGAAGGCAAGTGCTGTGTCTGCGGGCGCAAGCTAACGGACCCGGTGTCGGTGGCGCAGGGGATCGGCCCTGAGTGCCTGCTGCGCGGGGAAGGGATATGAGTAACGCTTGGGGGGTCTGCGGTGGATGCACCTACTGGATGCAGCTTCGAGTCTAGCGCGCAGGAAAGTGCAGGAATCCTGCGTCTCCTAATGGCGGCAAGATCACGACTAGGATGGCTGGTTGCTGGGCCGCGTCGTATCCTCCTCGCACTGGGCGTCCGAGCCAGTCGGGGCAGGCAGTTGACTCGGACACAGGAGAATGAATATGGATATTGATGATGATGCTGGCGTCCAGATGGCAGCTGCTTTCCCTGAAGGCGACCAGGACGCAGTGACGATCCCGGAGTCCCTGTTCGTCGCACTGCAATTGGCGCTGGCAGGGGCCAACCCGCACCTCGTAGCTGACTCAATCGAGTTCGCGATTATCGCAACCACCGCCGACTCGGCTGGAGGGCAGGCCTACCCGGTCGTCATGACTACCCTGAAAGGGGCCGGACTCGACCTGATGCTCTCGCTGGTGGGTGACGCGGGCGACACCTTCTGATATGGAGTAATGGGGGATCAGCAATGTGTTGATCCCCCTGTATAGGAGTATGCGTTATGAGTAAAGTAGAATTGAGTCGGGAAGAGGCGCTATCCATCCTTGAGATGGTTGGCCGCGCAGTGAAGGTATCTGAGCCGCAGCACCTCACCGAGGAAATGACTGCCATTCGCGAGCCATTGGAGGTGTCCGCGCCGCGATTCAAGTTCGGGTCCGTGTCGACTCATCGACTCCGCAGTCTGCACAAGCCCCTGCGTGACTGCGCGGAACTAGCTATCGAGTTGAGTCGCGTGGACTTTGCTGTTTACGAAACGCTGCGGACACAGCGGCGGCAGCGGGAGTTGGTGCTGGCCAAGATGAGTCGGACGATGAACTCCAAGCACTTACCGGATAAGAGTGGTTACGCGCGTGCCGTTGATCTGGTGCCTGTCATTGACGGCAAACTCAAATGGGACTGGGATGGCTGCTACGAAATCGCGTGTGCAATGGACGCAGCTGCGACCCAACTGGGTCACGCGGCGCAGGTCCGGTGGGGCGGTGCTTGGGATCGAGTCCTAGCAGATTTCGGCGGTGACATGTCCCAGTATAGGGCCGAAGTCGAGGCATACAAGATTCGCCATGCGGGCAGTGATTTCATCGACGGCCCGCACTTCGAGTGGGTTGAATGAAGGCAGATAGACAAGAGGAGTCAATGACATGAAGAATTGTGCTGTAGTATACAGGCCGGAGGTAACCACACCTACAGGGCGTGCGCATCAATTGCCATCGCTGGATTCAGTGATGCCAGCGCAGGCTTGGATTGCGCTGGAGGAATACCTAGGCTGCGACCGATCGGCGCTGAGATCCGCCGGTTGGAGGGTTCGGCGAATCAACATGCCCTCTGTCGCGGCTACAACGCCGACTCCACCGAGCCAGAAGGTCAAGTGGTGGACTCGCTTCTGGCGCTGGCTCGGTGGGGAGGTCACGCATTGATTCGCATTTACTGCGAGGTGTGTTGGGAGTCTGCCGCGTCAGTCACTGTCCGCGGACTCCCAATATGTCACAGCTGCCGCATGGTGGCAGTCCACTGGTTTCGCGATTCGGATGATTTCGATTTTAACCACCCTTGGATTGATGCGTTCTTGGGCATGGAGCCTGCACCTCAGCGAGTCAAGGATGGGCACCGGCGAGACTTTTTGCGATTCAGGAAAAGAATGACGCCGTGGGCTTGACAAATCAAGTGCAGTATGTTAGATAACATTTCACCTCAATGGAAATTGCCATGACAATACGACTCGAAAACCCGCCACTGAACGACACGGGGCGGCTTCTCGTGGAGATTCTGCGAGTGGTTATGCAGGACGGACGAGTCCTGTTTCTGTGCCCGACCGGTCAGTCACAGGCGCTCATTAATCGCGTCAGGATGAAGCTGTCCAGAGAGCGTGACAAAGCGCGCTCTAAGGCGCGTGGTCGTGGGATTCAGGAGTTTCAGCTGCATGCGACAGTGCATCAGGAGACACACAGCGGAGTCCGATTCGACGCCATAGTAATGTGGTTGGTTCGGTCACGCTACCAGACAGTTCTATTGGAGGTCGAGAAAATGCTGGCACTGGACAACATCGACTCGGCAGGAGGCGCGGCATGAGTAAGCTAGGAGATATCTTCGGTAAGGCGCGGCAGGCTGCGGCTGATTCTGCGTCGCTGCCACATGAAGCCCCTGCCTCGATTACAGAGGGCGACCCAGCTGAGTCAGCGCCATCAGCCAAGAATCCGTTTGGCGGTTTCAAGATCGGCGGCAGCACTAGTCAGGCCCAGCCAGCTGCTACAAAGTCAAGTGCGCACCCCGCTGCAGTGGCCTACGTTGACCCGCTTGATGCGCTGGCGGCTGAAGTTGACGCCATGACTCGTGTCGCGTTCCCCGACCACCTACCAGCAACGGCACCGCAGCGCGAACTGCCCGCCGATGTAACGGCAGCAGTGATTCGATTCGTGGAGAATCTGGATCACCTGCACAGGCTTACGCCCGAGCCGGAGTTGGCCTCTAGCGCAATCCGCCAAGTGATGATTGAACTCAAGCACAACCAACAATACATGGATCACGTATTGCCTGATGACGTTCGAGTCATTGTCCGTATGATGCGTGAAACTATGGGGTTGACAAAGATCGTCAAAGAGAAGAAGGCTTCGACTCGGACGGCCAAGCGGAGTGATGCAGTTGCCGCGATCATGGCAGACCTTGCTGATCTGGATGATTTGATGTGAGCGAGCCAGCGTTGATCAGAGTCAGCTACTCCTCGATGAACACGTTCGCATCCTGCGCGCGCAAGTTCGAACTCGACAAGCTGTATCCGCGAATCGAGCGACCGCTTGAGGACTTCTACGCAGCAGACGTAGGTAAGGCGTTGCATGCCGGAGTCCAGTCGTGGTTGTTCGATTTCGACGAGGACAAGGCTGTGTGGGAGTTCACGCGGGCCTTCCCGTTCGACTTGGAATATCAGCAGACCAACGACTATCGGTCCTACGAAGCGGCCCTCTCGACTCTGGAGCAGATGATGGATCGCTCGCGCGTAGGTGACTACAGGCTGGCGTCGATTCGTAACCCGGCCGGCGAAGTGGTGCCAGCGATTGAAGTGCCCTTCGAGATTAGATTCAGGGGTATCGAGATTGCGCCTTGCGAGCGGTATCCTTTCGGCGCCCGATTCAGCGTCATTGGATACGCCGACGCTATCATGCAGAATCTGGTGACTGATGCGTATCGGACGATGGACATCAAGACGACTCGCATGCGTAGCGGCGACCTCAATGCGAAGTTCAAGTTCGATATGCAGCAGGTTCCCTATGGAATCGTGGTCGATCATGTGGCGCAGGGTAATGTTGAGTCATTCGAAGTCCTGTATCTTCATGCATATATCGACCTACTGAATCCGCAGGTTAGGTTCGAGTCCTTCCGCAAGAGTCGCGATGATATCCGTGAGTGGGCGCTTAACAAGGTGATGCAGTTCCAGCAGATCGCCCAATATGCGAGTCTCGATTACTTTCCTCGCACGGAAAGTGGGTGCGAGTTTTACAGTAAACCGTGCAGGTTCTTGGAACCATGCCAGAGCCGTGACCGCAAGGCCATCATGGATTGGCTGACGCTGGGTGACAACAATTTCGTGGTTGATTCATTTAAACCCTGGATCACCGCAGACCTTGATGTGGAGGCTTAATGACTTACAACATAGATACAGCCCAAGGCTCACTCGTGCTCACGATGGAGCCGCCGGTATTCGTGAGTCACACACAGCCGCATGGCGCGCTGTCTCGTGATCCCCGTGCCCAAGCCTGCTGGCATTTCTATACGCTGGCAGAGAAGCAGCGGGAAATGGTAGGTAACTCGGTGGAGGATCAGTTCGGACTCTTCGACACAGAGCTGTGGATGGACCGGCATTACATCCAGACCGCGCGTAGCGTGGCCATGATCCACGGGCTTGAGTCGCCTGACGAGTTTGCCAAGGCGTGGCCTGAAGTGCGAGAGGAGGCGCTGGCATGCAGACTGCCCGTGCCGCACCCCTCCTACACGAAGCTGACTCCTCGGTTCGTGATCCAGTGAGGCGGGCACCGCACCGAACTATGTTCTTGCTCGGCCACGACCAGCCGGTGCAGCCACGAATCGCACACATGGGCTGGCACTACAGACTCTTCCGGGCCAGTCTCAACCCGCTAGATAAGCGCACTCTCAACCTCGAATACCTCGTGGAAGGACTCATAGATGCCCCGAATGGACCAAGCACCTGCAAGCGACAGACTCGTCAAACTCTTGCTGATCGCCGACGGCAAGGCCGGTAAGACTTTCTACGCTGGCAGTCCTGCAGGGGAGGGATTCAACGTCCTGTATCTGGATGGCGACGTAGGCAGCCAAACGCTGACTCAACTGCCGATCGAGTTCCAGCGGCATATCTATTTGCTGGCCATGCACGACACGATCAACTCCGGCATGCGCGATACCAATTTCTATCGCTCCCTGTGGGGATTCATGAGTAACCACAAGTTCAAGTGGAACGACACGCTTGGCCGCATGGCGACTCGCGGCGACACGGAAGGAGAAATCTGGGAGGTTGTGCCGTCCATGCTGGACCATAACTGCGTGCTCGTCATTGACTCCTGGACCAGCTTCGTCGAAAGCCTGATGTTGCAGGCTGCGCGTGATCACTCGGTGGATTTGACTACCGCGACTCAGCCACAGATGCGCCCTGTCTACGGTGCCAGCGGGGTGAAGGCTACGGCTGCGTTGCAGGTAATCAAGTCGATTCCGTGCCACGTCATAGTGATCGCGCACCCGGACGAGTATCAGCATAAGGTAGCTCCGGAAGGACGTCGAGTCTCTGACGTGAAAGAGCAGGACTTGGAGATTGCGTGGACCAAACTGATTCCCAAGTCCACGTCTAAGCCGCACGGCTTGATTCTGCCGAAGTATTTCACCGACGTTGCGTGGCTCACCATATCACCATCGGGTCGCAGGCAGCTTGACTTCAAACCCAAAGCCGACCGAGTAGGTGGCGGGCACTTCGACTCAGTGAAGCCGACCGACGAATACTCGTTCAGTAATCTCATCAAGCAGCTTGGGGGCAGCGTGCCCGGCAAAGGCAATAACGCGCCCGTCGACTCGTGGCTGACAATCACGCAGGCAAGTGATCAGGCGTCTCCGGACGCGAAAGTTCTGGATGGCAATGACGCGACTCCCATCAAGGGTTTTGCTGGACTTGGTATCAAGAAGGGCTGACTCTCCTCATGAGTCACAGTGGCGAAACTAACAACAACTAAGGAATGAATCATGGATGAACAAGCACTGGATGCGTCGACTGGATTCTCGCTGGCAGATTTGGCCGACATCGACCTTACCGATATCGCGGAAGTCCGGTTCGAATCGCTGGCGAAGGGCACCTATGAATTTGAAGTGGCGGAATCCAACCTCGTATCTGACGCGCGGGACGGCGAACGGCGATTCAAGATCGAAGTGACTCTGAAGATTCTCGAAATGCTTTCCTCGATCGAGCCGGGGGTCAACCTCGACGCGATGGCGGGCAAGACTCATACCGAGCGTTTCTTCTTCTATCCGGATCGCTCGGAAGAAGAAGGACTCAAGGCCATCGGGCGAGTCAAGGCGTTCATCGCTGACATCGGCGGCAGCCTCGACGGCAAGTTCGGCGATATCGTGCGTGACATTAAGGGAACGCAGTTCCGCGGCCGAATCGAGCAGAAGCCTGATCGCAACGACCCGTCGGTCAGCTACGCGCGTTTGCGTCTGGAGAAGAAGCACTAAGCCTCGACTCACATAGCTGGGGGCGGTGTGCGTTTGCACGATACATCGTCCCCACCTTTGATGGGACTCGCGGTAATTGAGTCAGCGTTTGGTCGACCCCTAGGCCTGTGTAGCGCGAACGACACCGACGCCACTACGGTAAGCAGTTCGTGGCTCAGGTTGCGCAAATCCCTTCAAAGGTTTCAGTCCATCAAAGGAGTCCGGCATGCATATGTGTTTACGTAAACTACGGCGCACAGCAGGCGTTGGAGTCGAAGTGACATGGGGTTCTAGCTGGAATGGACGTCAGCGTTCGGCCGGCCTTTACCTGACGTTCCTGCGCTGGCAATTGCAACTGAACTGGACTTGGTGACATGAAACGAATCCTGCACATGACTGACTCATTCGGCGTCTCGCAGGGATACGAACCCGCGTTCACAAACTTGCTGCGTCAATGCGGTGTCTACAGGAATCAAGTTATTAACGCCGACATCTATAAGTTGGTGCCCAAGCCACTAAAGAAAGTCGGCAATGAAATCGCGTGGAAGTTTGACCCTGCGCAGCGCGACGCTATCCAGCGCGCGTTCGAGTCGAGGGTCCGAGCCGTGCGCCCTGACCTGATCGTGATAGCGGACCCGGCCTGCCTCGGTATCTTTAATGAGTGGAATCTGCGGTCGGCTACTCTCAACAAATTGCGCGGCTCGGTCTACGACTTTGAGGGGATCCCTGTGGTCGTTACACTACCAATCACTGCGATTCACCGAACCGTGGATTCGCGTATGGTTACGAACGACGACGGAGAGGTTGACTCCCTGGAGCCTTACACAATTAAAGACGGCGCCCGTATGCTGGCGTGGGACTGGCAGCGCGTAGGTCGAATCGCGAACGAACGCCGACGGACGCTGCCGGAGTTCACTTATTCGGTGTGCCGGACGCGAGAAGATGTGGACGCGGCAGTCGCATACCTGCGTGAGTCAGTGCTCATTGCCGCCGATATCGAGACGGCCCTATACCCGCCACTCATTACCTGCGTCGGGTATACTGGACTCCTACCCAACGGCGCTTGCCACTCATTCGTGATTCCGTTTCATGATCCTTCGCAGCCGAACAATGTGTTTTGGGCGTCCGAGGATGATCACGTGTATGCAGTCGAGGCCATGCGAGTCATCAACGACTTGCCAGCGCCAAAGACCATGCAGAACGGCAGCTATGACTGCACGTATTTCATTCGAGACCAGGCTCCGGTGCGTAACTACACGCTTGACTCACAGTATATGTGGTGGGCGTTGTATATGGAGCTGCCCAAGCGACTCGACTACATGTCTGCCGCCTTACTGGATAATCACCAGTATTGGAAGGACGACATCAAAGGTTCGGAGCAGTCGTCGACCGGTCAGAACGCTGAGTCCTACTGGCGCTACAATGCGCGGGATTGTTACACTACCCTGTGGTGCACGCTCTACTTGCTGCAACTGCTGAGTCAACCGAAGAACGCTGTGTTCGTGCAGACCTACATCGAGGCCATGTATCGCGCATACTCCGGGCTTGGCATGTCCATGCGCGGCATGCGGGTTGATTGGAAGCGACTCAAGCATCACCGCGAGCAACTAGCTGCCGACATGGCCAAGGCTAACAGCGAGATTCGCTATATGCTGGACGAACCCGACTTCAATCCGTCGTCGTCCGCTCATAAGAAGTGGCTGCTATACGATCTGTTTGGGTTGCGCGAGCGCACAGACAAGGGTAAATATGTCACGGGCGGTAAGGAGAAGAAAGGACTCAACGCCCCCAGCGCCGGCAAACTGCCCATGAAGTTGGCCAAGAGCGAGCATCCGCTGTTTCGGCACATCATCGACAAGGTGGAGGAAGCACTTGAACCGCGAGTCCAGCTGTCCAACATCTTCGGTTACCCCGACGACACTAAGCCCTATGGTGTGCGCGGCGGACTCTTCATGCCTACGGGACGGTTCCGGACAGCGTTCAATCCTTGCGGCACTGAGACGACTCGTTACTCCTCCAAGAAGTCCAACCTCTGGGACGGAGGCAACGCACAGAATATTCGGGGCGCGTATCGTGACTGGCTGACCGCCGATCCGAATCATATAATCCTGGACGTTGACTATTCACAGTCTGACGATATCTTCATCGGTTATGAATCGCAAGATGAAGAGAAGATCAAAGTCATTGAGAGCGGGCGAGACGGTCACGCGGTGCACGGTGAGTTGTTCTTCGGGACTCCTTATGACGTTATCGTGGCAGGGAAGCGCGCTGGCGATCCCGGAATCGTCCACCCAATCAGGGGTATTAGGCAGCTGTCCAAGCGAGTCGTTCACGGCACTAACTTCATGATGGCCGGGTTCACGCTGCTGGTCAGCATGGGCCGGGAGTCGGTAGTGGCTGCAGCAGAGCTGGTGGGCCACGCGGATGCCTTCACTTGGCCTGAAGAAAAGCTGGTAGCCTTCTGCGGCATGCTCATGGGTAAATACAGGCAGCGGTATCCGCGACTCACCAAGAACGGGTGGTATGCCGAGGTGGCACAAGAAGTGACGCGCACTGGCACGGTCACCAACGCGTTCGGCACGACTCGGCAGTTTTTGGGCGACCCAAAGGAGAACGGCACACAGCGTGAGGCCGTAGCCTTCATAGGCCAGAGTGACACAGCAGGTAACATGAATCGCGTCCAGATGGAGATTGATCACGGCGTGCTACCTGCGAGATTCCGCGACGGACCCAATCCCCACATCAACGAGCGCCCGCTTAAGATGAATTGGGAGTCGCACGGGTTCTCATTCCTGCTTCAAGTTCACGACAACTTCGTGACAGGACTCAACCTGAATCACCCCAACTGGCGCGAGGCAGCAGCTAACTTGTTGACTGTTATGGATCGACCGCTCATCATACATGGGCGCGAAGTTCGAATCCGCGCGGAGGCAGAAATCGGCATCCGTTGGGGTAAGAAGATGATCGAGTGGGATGGCAAGAACCCGCGAGACATCGAGAACATCGTAGCTCGACTCAAAGCCAGAGAATGAAAGGAACTGTAATATGAGTGCTACCTCCGGAATCCAAGTTATCGGCAACTATGCAGGGGCCGCTAACGACGCCGCTGCTGTCAACGTTCTGCTCGCGCTGATCCCGGACCCTGACGTCCGTGAATCACCAAACCCGCGCAACGCAGGCTCGATGCTGGACGAAATGTCGCCGTTTGCTGCGGCTCAGCTTCGCGTTGAATTGCTGGCCTTGCGCGACGCGGTCGATACGACGAACACCCTCTAACAATCTCCACCCAGGAGTCACACATGTATATCGTAGGATTCAATGGACCGCCACGAAGCGGCAAAGACACGATGGCTGCGATGTTGGCGGACCACATGGATCAACAAGGCTGCACGATTCCAGTCAGGTTGGTCCATCTATCGTCGCCGCTCAGGCATATCGCTTACTCGATGGTCAACTGGCCCTGCAGTGCCGATGGCGATGGATTCGAGGGCGAGAACTACGCCGAGTTCAAGTCGACTCGGTTCGAGCTGTTCGGGGGCCGCACCGGCAGGCAGTTGATGATCGACGTATCTGAGTCGTTCCTGAAGCCCGTGTATGGCCCCGATGTAATGGCTTGGATCCTGATGAACTCGCTGCGTAACTTCAGCGGCCTCGCACTGGTAACGGACACCGGCTTCCAGATTGAGGCCGATTACATCGCAGCACAAGCAGGGCTGGCCAATTTCTACGCAGTCCAGATTCACCGCGACGGCGCCACCTTCGAGGATGATTCCCGCGAGTGGGTGCGTAATCCGGGAGGTGGAATCGCAATGCACCCTAACAATGGATCGCTTGACGATCTTCGCACTGAAGCGGGCGGGCTTTACAGTCGACTCGTCAACCAGATGGGCTGGAAACTTTAAGCCTGATCTGGGGATTACGGCATGGCTGAGTCGTCGTTGTTTGGTTCCGCGTATCTGCGGGACTACATGCAGATGGTCGAGAATACGGAGTCGCCGCGTGTGTTCCACATAGCGGCGGCTCTTTGGGCTGTGTCGTCTGCGCTTGGGCGACGCTGCTGGCTGCCGTTCGGTCACATCAACGTGCTGCCGAACATGTATATGCTGCTGATCGGCACACCAGCGAGTCGCAAGAGCACTGCGTTGAGCATGGCCCGCAGATCGCTTAAAGCCTCCACCAAAGTCAGATTCGCTTCAGGCGATAGCGGCGGACAGCGGCAGGGGCTTGCACTGGACATGATGGGCAAGGAGGGCGACGAGGATCGGCGGCTGGAGTTGGCGGTTGAGCGGGCAACGAAACAGGGAGGACTCATGTCCCTGTCTGACCTAGAGAGCATGGACCTAGGACCAGCGACTGGCGACGATATGGTTGACGAGCCGCACATGCTGGACGCGCATCATATCGTCGTCGCCGCGTCAGAGTTCTCTCGATTCATAGGCCAGAACAACCTGTCACTACTGGACTTCCTTGTCGAGCGATATGACGGCGAGGATTACGGTTACCGGACTCGGCAGACCGAGATAACTCTCAAGAATACGTTGATGAATATTCTGGCTGCCACGACTCCAGTGTCCCTGAACACGGCGCTGCCACCAGCTGCTGGAGGGCAGGGAATCCTATCTCGATTCATATTGGTTTACGGCGCCAGAAAATACAGGGAAATCCCAACACCCATAGCGCCTGACGTAGATATAGTGCGGCGAGTCGAGGGTGTGCTGCACGACGTTTACCGGTATGGTAACGGGCCGTTCACCGAGTCACCGGAAGCGTATAAGCTACGCGAGGACTTGTATAGCTACAGGCTACCGATCACTGACTCGCGCTTTGCTTTCTACGCGGAACGCCGATATATGCACGTGATCAAGTTTGCGATGGCACTAGCCGCCACTCGCTGCTCGTTCGAGAAACCGGAGTTGGTAATCCAAGTTGACGACTATCAGGAGGCGCACCGAATCCTACGCGCGATGGAGGTTGGCATGCCAGACGCGCTAGGCGAGTTCGGACTCAATCCGCTGGCGGTAGTCAAGCAGGAGATTCTGGAGGAGTTGCGCCGTCAGCAGGGGCCGCTGACTATGGAGCAGATCATCGCCATGTTCCATAGAGATGCCACGAGTCGAGACATCGCGGAGGTAATCACAGATCTAAGCAGGGCAGGGCAGATCGTGCAGGCGCAGAACAAAGCGGGCACGACTCTCATCAGTGCCCGCTTCCGTCGCGAAGATACAGAGGACGCCATGATCAGACTCCTCAGCGAGAAATCGGACTACACCGGTTAATACTCGCCCAGCAATGGGGGCGGGGCTGCCTCGTCAACTGACTGCTGCCCAATTGTCTCGTCCTCCTCGACTCCCACTCCCATATCCATCATACGCATGGCGTTGCTGAACGTAGCGGGGTCGTTCATCAGCTGGTCCAGCCGACGCGTGGCCACCGTGCTGGTTGCCGACTCGTAGTTACGCTTGATCCACGAGCGGAAATAGCGTGGGTCGCCGCCGGTTTCCACGTAGCCCTCCCAGATTTCAGGTAGCAGGTCAACGCGATCTTCGCGCATTGCGCTGCGTGTGCGCAGTCTCAGCGACTCTTTACGGCTAGCCTGAATCTCCTGCGCCCGCTTGTCGGCGTAATATGACTCCAACTCCATCGACTGGCGCTGCGATCGGACGCCTGCCAGTCGATAGAAGGTTTCGAGTCCGCTCTTGGTCTCGGTCACGATCTGGCCGTAGCGATCCACGTCGTTACCGTGGGCGAAAGCCTGCTCGATCATGCCAGCCAGCGGGCGATTCACCACCATGTTCGACAGGATTTCGGCCATGCGAGTTTGCGTGAGTCCGGGGTTCTCGGCCCAGAACGCTGACACCCCATCAGCAATACCTTCTCCAATCTTGCTGATGGCACTGAGTCCCGGCAGCGTAGTGCTGCCCACACCCGGGATTCGAACGGATGTGTCACCTCTGTCATACAGGTTGACGGCTTCACCACCAAACATACGCGGGATTTGCGACAAGACTCCATTTGCCAGTATGTCGGCGACGAGCGGCGGGAACGCCCCGTGTATATCCGTGGCCGGATTCCGTTCGCCGTCAGAGGCCCAATTAACCAGCGAGTTCACTTGATCGAATCCGGTCAAACCGGTGACTCCGAACAGCGCCGACTGCGTGGCGTTTTGAATCATGAACGAACGCATATCGCCTGTCTCGACGTAGCGGAACATACGACTGTAATAGTTGTGGGCGAATGACTGGAAGAGTCCGATCATGGAACCGAACGCGCCCTGGAACACCTCGGCTCTGTTGTGCGGGTCGTAGTTGGCGATCATCTTGTTGGCGACGTCGTGAGCGAACGCGTGGCGGCGCTCCTTACCCACGATTCCGGTAATGTCCGCGACCTCAAGTCCGATGAAGTGGCCGAGGCTCCGACTGAAATCCTCGCTCTTGTCAGATAGAGTCGAGGACAGCTCGATTAGCTTGCTGAAACGCTCCTCATATTTACCTGGGGCGTCAATGATTCCGAACTGCTTGTTATACTCGGCCACTTCTTGTGTGATGTAGCCGCGCTTAATCATGAAGTCAAAGTCTGCGTGACTAGAACGACTCCACGCCTTTTTCAGTGCCCGCCCAAATAGCTTGGTCATGTCAGGGACGGCCATCTGCTTGCCATCTTTGAGGTTGAAGATCATGGCGCGGTGCCCGACTCGGGCGGCGAATGCAGCGGCATCCTCTCCTGCAGCCGGAGTCATCTGGCGAATCACGGCTGGAGCGGCGTTGATGATACCTGCCAAGTTCATGACAGGGTGCGCCGTTTCAAGGATTCGCAATGTCAATGCCGCCGTCATGCGGTTGATTCCGCCCGTCAACTTCGCCATTGTCAGCGGCGTAGTCCCGAACTGCCGCGCCTCGGCCAGATCAACTGATGATTTGAACGGCATGTGCTCGCCCAGCTGTGTGACCAACGAATCGAAGTCGCGCCGGGCGCGCTCCTCCTTGCTCCACCGATCGACGTTGCGTGCCAGCCGCTCGGTCACGCCACGCCATGCCCGATTCGCAGGGCCGGACGCCCACGCCAAGCCAGCGTCAAGGCGGCCTTCGATGCTCCGCATGACCCCGCCTGTGATGGAGCCTGGATGAGTCGACTTAGACATGCCGAGCAGCGCCTCGACGTAGTAATCGTGAACGGTGCGGAAGTGCTTGGGCGCAAACCGGCCGATGGCCCCTTGTGACTCGGCGCCCTTAGCTACCGATGCCCGCGCCCGGGCCGAGTTGATCTGCTCGCGGAACAGTAGTTCGACGACGTCGTCGCCATGATTCAGGATTCTGGTTTCGAGCGATTGCAGCGACTCAGAGAAGGCGTTGAGCCGGGTCTGCACGGATCCCAGCCCTCCAGTGGCGCGTTTGCCGGGCAGCGTGGCGGTGGTCCCTGGACTCACCATGTCCATCAGAGCCTTATCCCAGATGCTGGTGAAATCCGTGATCTCTTCACGAGTCAGGAACACATACCCGACGCCCCCGCCGCCCTTGCTCTCAAGTAGCGCGCGCATCTCGGAGTCGCGCTTGGCAGCAAACTCTTCGGCGGTGTCAGCTATTACCGAGGCCACAGGCTTCTTGTCCGGCCCCATGATCCAGCCAACGTAGCGTCCTTGGATTTCCGGCGGCGGGACATACCAACGCTGATCGCGAATCGTGCCCATGCCACGTGCAGCCAGGATGGTGTTCTGCATCTTGAGGATTTCGCTGGTGGCGACGTTGAATCGTTTCTGCAGGTCCAGCGCTATGTCATCGAGGACAATCTCGCGTCCGTCGACTCCGCGCAGCGTAGCACCTTCAGGCATGGGCGCGCCAAACATACGCTCCCAGCGGGCCTCGTTCTCGCGAGTCTTTTCGAGCGGGAATGCGTGGAGTTGACGCATGGCCGAGTCACCACTGCTGACGGCAGCGGTAGTTGCCTTGCCGCCGGGTGGAGTCACGGTAACCGACGTGACAGACTTATTACCAGCCGTCTCTGCCCGAGTCACAACCCCTTCAGCCAAATCCCAGCCACCCCGGTGAGCGTGGAACTGATTCAGCAGTAACTTTGACGGTTCGTTGCGCGGGTTCTTGAGCAGCTTCAGCGAGTCACCGAATGCCCCCTCAATGACGGACTGCATACGGGCACGCGTGATGCGCCCCGCCAAGTCACGCAACCTGCCCGCAGCCAGAATCGGCATTGCGCCGCGGAAGTTATGCTCCGAGGGCTTCAACTCCTTCGTCAGCGCACCAACGAAAGACTGCGGAACAGACCCCATGATCGACCCCTGAATCTGCGACTCAAGCAGCTGATCCGGCCTTGAAGCCAGCGCGAAGTCTGGCGACTCCATCATGGCGGTAAAAAGCTCGCGCGTCAATTGGTCGGCCTGCGGCCCCGTGGCTACTGAGATGGCCTTAAGCTTGCGGTCGGCCAGCCGGTCGGTGATCGCATCTTGAGTCCAGCTGCCTTGCTTGAATGGGCGCGCGACTGCAACAAGCGGACGCATCTCACGGCCCTTGTCGTCCAGCATGAAAGTGAACGAGGAGCCTGACAGGGACTCAGTGTCACGCGCCGTTACGGGCGCCGCAGTCCCCAGCCGGCGAGTCGCGGCAATGCCCTCCGCAATCTCTGCCTTCGAGAGTTTCCGCATTGCCTCCGGGTCACGGTCAGCGATTCCACGCAACAAGAACTCAAGTGAAGTGTCCGAGTCGCCGAGCAAGCCGGCTTCGTAAGCCGTAAGCTTGGGCAGGTTGAGTCTTACACGAGTCTTGTGCATTTCGGCTGCCCGGTCGACTCGCCGATTGCGCATAACCTCATGTATATCAGCCAAGCTAGCGTCATACATTTCCCAGAAATCTGAGTCACTGCGAGCGCGACCCTCCAGCGAAGCTATAGCCTGCTTCTGCGCCGGAGTCAAATCACGGCTGACCGCAGTCATCAGTTCGTCCCTAGATTTCTTGGGCGCAATTGCTCGCTGACCTTGCATCAAGTCGTCGATGAGCAGCAGCGTTGATTGCCGTGCGGTCAATGTCCTGCGGCCGGCCGACTCAGACACAGCCGCCGCCTCGGCCTCCAGCTTCTTGAGGACAGCAGACTTCTGGACAAGTGACGCCACCTGCGCGCTATCACGAGTCATGCCTGCAGGGAAGTTTATCTTAGCCTGCCCGTCAGTTTTCTGGAGCAGACGCTCGGCCATGTCAAGCTGAGTCCAGGTCGGATTCTTGGGCAGCGTTATCACATGGTCCGGTCGGCGGGCCAGTGTTTCGACTGCGGTATTCATGATTCGATACGTGGCTAGGACGTCATAGTAGTCCATCTCGTCCAGTGTTTTTCCTCCAGGAGTCACGATATCGAGGTTGTCGCCCACCAAGACACCCTTGCCGTGGACTGAATCAGCCGACACCTCCCAGAAAGTTTTCTCGGCGTCGATCTTCGATGGGTAGACCTTGACTGGGGTGAATCGACCGTAAGTTTCTAGAACCGAGGGAGGCACCAACTCGCCGTCAATCACGCCATGCAAGGAGAACGATTTCAGGGACTCCAATTGACGCATCTTGAGTTGCAGCCTTGCGAGTCGGACTTGCTGCTTGGGCGTCAACTTGCCGCCCTTCTCTGCGGCATTCTCAATCATTTCGTCGATAGCCGCGCTGATGCGCGTCGAATCGGCCTCGACTCTGCGGGTGAACCCTTCGAGTAGAGCCAGCCCGTCTTGATCCGGTGCCACCCCGCCAACAGCCTCCAGCCTGTAAAGGCCCAGCGGGTCATCGTGAGTCAGCTTGTCCACGTGATTCCCGTAACCGGGTGCATCCATACTGAATCCTGTGCGCTGATCTGACGGCAAGCCCTTGATGGTCAGTTTCTGCGCGGCTTGACGCTGCTCTTCCAGCAGCGGAGTCATCAAGGCCATGCGGCTACTCTGAAGCTGGGTCGGGTTGTCGGTGGATGTCAGCGGCGCTGCGCGGAGAGCGGCGAGTTCGAGTCCGATCTCCGCGTGTTCGTCACTGAAGGCGCCGCCGAACCAGTCAATGGATTCGTCGATCTTATCGCGCCCAAGCGCGGCCTGGAAGCTTTCGAGTCGAGATGCCTGCCCGCCGCCAGGGTCAAGAGCGCCGGTCATGATGCGGGTCAGAGAGTCCTCACTGGCCATCTTACGAAGGACGTAGCCTGTGCCGACCCAGTCAATAGCCGTGCCAGCGCCCAGACCCAAGGCCCCTAGCATGATGTTGGCACTCATAGAGTCGTCATACAGGAAGCTGTTCGTATTGGCCACGGTGGCAGCCACGGCTTCGGTGACCAGTGCATGTCTGAGTCCCACAGCCCCCCCAAGCACACGAGCACGGAGATCGGCCCCGCGACCAGTCCGTGTTAGGGTCGAGGCAACCATGGTGCCGGTAGCAGAATCAAACGTAGCACCTTCGACTCGAGCGACGGCCTTCAGTTGCTGCGCACCCAGCAACCCGCGCGATGTGAGTTGCTGGCGCGTAGCCGTTACGACCGCGAGCGCAGCCGTATATTGCTCGTCGAGCACCGCGATTCGACGCAGGTATGGCGTCTGCCGGAGTGCGCCCATGACCAGCCCTGCTGGAGCTGTGAATCGACGAGCGATCAATTCACTGCCAATGACAGCCGCGATCCCGCTGCTGACTTCGAATCCAGTCTCATACTGCCGCATGAATTGGTTCATGCCGGGCAGACCTAGTGTGCGTGAAGTGAAGCGATTGAAGTCACCCCGCTCCTGCGCGAATCCAGGGATTATGGACGCAACGGACGAGATGCCCATGTCGACTATGTCGGAGATTCCGCCAAGCAAGCTATACCCGGCCGACTCAGCCGCACCGAACTGGCGCGTGCCAAGAACATTCTGCGCACTGGAAGTGACCTGCTCGGTGGTGGCCGAGTAGTTGCGCAGTGGACTCGCGCCCACGCCGGACGTAGGGAAGTAGGGCATTAACGTGCTCCTCTGTCGGCGGCGCGGTTGGCCGCTTGCGTAGCTGGGCCTGCGTAGGTTTCCCACACAGGTTTGACTCTGCGCAGCAGCCGATCCAATTCTGGGTCGCCGGTGTTGCCGCCGCTTAGGATGAATGAATCTACGGTGCGATTCATCTGGTCGATCCTGTCAGTAATGCCGCCCGAAATATTCGATCCACGTTCACGACGCAATTGCTCTACCGTTTGCTGCTCGATGCCAACCAATCCACGTATGTGAGTCAACACGGCAGCCTCCTCCGCGTCCGACAGGCCGCCGGCGAAATCCAAGATGTAACGCGCGCGGGCAATTGGGTCATTGACGAGTGACGTGACTCGCCGTTGACGGGCTTGCTGCGTCTCGCGGTTATACGCCTGATAGGCTTGCTGCCACATCTGCTGCTGCGAGTGGACATTCTGGGCGAAATTACCTCCGCCAGCCGACCGGGCAATGAATCCGCCCAGCGACATATTCCCGCTAGCAACCTCGTGACTACGGCCAGCCGCCGCGAACTCTGGGCTAGACACGACGCGATACAATTCGTAAGTCGGCGTGAATCCTGTGTCGCCGTGGTTGGCGCCGAGATACCTGTATACCCCCAGCATCTGGGCAGCAGACAGTGACGACTCCCAGTAGGAGAAGTTAGCGGCGGCCCCAGACAAGCCGTCCTTACGGGCAGTCCACAGAGGACCTGACTCGCCATCAGCCAGCATACGCTCGAAGTCGTCTCCACTCATTCCGAGTTCGACTGCGGTGGCCTCGAGTCCAGTTCGCTCGCCATCAGTAATGGCTGCACTCCAGTCAGCGCTGCTGATTCGCCTGAACGGAAGTCCTGCCGACCGTGCAATGTCCGGTATGCCTGACTCCAATTCGCTCCCTAAGCTGGCCTGATACTGCCCTTGGACGCGAGCGGCTATTCGACTCACCAATGCAGCCTCGCGCTCCGCTGAAGTTCCAGTGGAGTTGATCAAGTCGGACATGGAGCCTGCGGCATTTGACCCACGCGCGGCTGCCGTGACTTCCTCCTGCACGATTCGCATCAACTGCGCCCCGGCGCCGTCGAACGTAGTTCCGGCTGGCCTGCCATTCCGCGCAAAGTGGATCATGGAGCGGATAGCCACTCCGGGTTCAATGGGCTGCCCGGCCATCCAGGCACTGCCGAGGGCTTTCAAGTCGTCGTTGCCGCCGGCCCAGCGAGTCACCATCCCCTCCACTGCACTGCGGTGCTGCTCCACAAGAGCCTGATACTCCGGCATCGCGCCGACCAAGTATTGGTTCAGAGTTCCCGATTCCCGCGCTGGCCCAATTCCGGCGTTTATGCGATTCATGACCGAGAGAATCTGCGACTGCGTGTCCACTAATTCTTGTGGCATAGAGCCGAGCAATCCCTGCGCCCGCGCCAAACCGGCTCGGTTGATGCCAGCTAGTTGCCGCCCGAGTTGGATGAACGCCTGCGGTGCTGACTCCAACGCTTGCTGCTGGGCAATCACACCACGCGAGGCTTGCACGCGGCTGAGTCGATCAGCCAGTTGCGTGACGTCAAACTGGAAACCGCCAATCATACCGCCATTACGGATAGCGGATTGGATCGCTGCTTCCGTGGACGACTCAAGCACGGCCTGCTTATTCTTCTCAACGAGTTCGGCGTTACCACTCTCGACAGCGTTGTGCAGGTTAGCCAGATTCAGTGCCTGTTGCTGTGCCTGCCCCTGCGCCTCAAGCAGTTCACCGTGACGAATCGGCACCCCATTGATGGTGGCCGTTCCGGCTGGGCTGGACTCAGCCGCCGCCAGGCCTGCGTTGATCTGGCCCGGAGTCAACCCGGCCATGACGTCCTGACGGGCCTGCGCACGTGCAGTGGTCAGCGCCGAGTCTGCCTGCAAATTACCCAGCAGCGTGTCGATACTCTGGCCAGCCAAGTTGAATGACTGGAGTGCGAGTCGCACATCCTCGCCGCCGTTTTGCAGCATGAGGTTTGCCACGGCTTCGTTATCTCCGTAGTCGGCGGTTGCCAGCTGACTCAGAATCTGCGCTTGCCGATACCGCTCGTCGAACACGCCGTTGAGCAACTCCAGTTCTTGCTCCTGCGCGCGGGCTTCACCGAGTAGTGCCTGCCGGTTATAGTTCGGATCAAAGACAGACCGGAGACTCTGCTCAAGCGGATTCATCTCGTTGAGGTGACGGAGTTGACGCGCGATAGCTTCCTGCCGCTCAAGGGCTGGCGCCGCAAGTCGCTGCAGCTGAGTCACGCCGTCGAGAACCTGCTGGTTAATCTCGCGCTTGACGCCCACGGTCTGCTGGAGATTCGCGACGAGATTGCCGCGGACCTGCGCTGACTCGGTAGCCACGCGGTCGACCACCCGCTCTGCAGTGCCGAGTCGCTGCTGCTCCGTCTCCAGCGCAGTCCGAAGTGAACCTGAGAATGCGGCGGAGAACGGGTCTGCCACGCCATCACGCGGGGTGTTCATCGCAGTTAACTCTGCAGGAGTCGCCTGGATTTGGGTAGTATCCGGGATGGAAATAAACGAAGGGGTCGACTCACCGCCGGCGGACTCTGGCTGTGCCTGACTGCCGGCACTCAACTCGCCCGCATACGGCGAGAACTGGATTCGATTGGTTCGCCCATTTTCGAACTCACGCATGGCGGCAGCCAGCGCCCCGCGCTTCTCATCAGGGACTGGAACGTCAGGATCGAGTCCGATAGATGCAGCCACGTATCCAATGTAATTGCGCATCGAGGCCGGTGCATTGTCTCCAAGAGGTGCGTAGGCGCGGATGATGCCTGCAACGGATTGACCCCTGTATCGCGACCCGACAGTGAGTAGTCGAGTCTGCGCCGCCTCCCCCGCAGCAGCTGAATCAAACCTAGCGAATCGTCCGTCCGAGCCGACATAACCGGGCTGCGATCGGGTGAAGTCACCATCCTCCAAATTGCCGGGGTTGTTGTTTCGATCACCCCGCGCGCCGCCAGAACGACTCGCATGCGGCGCCGGAGTAGGTGCAGGTGTTGCAGTCGGTTCAACCCCTACGGCCTCTACGCGCTGCTGACGCGGAGGCGGCGGAGGTGGAGTCAAATGCGCAAACGGATCAACGCCGCCAAGCATCGTCGGATTGGTGGGTGGCATCGGTCGACTCCTTAAAGCGACAGGCCGAAGCCGCCGCCCTTCTTGCTGGTGGTGCCTTCAAGGGACTCAGTGCCCGTGAGCGCGGTCGTCCCGCTGAGCAGCTGCTGAATCATGGACGCGAGTGCGGTGGTCGCTGCCGTCTGCTGCTGTTGCTGCTGAGTCTGGGTCTGGGAGGACTGTTCCTGCCCAACCTGCTGAGTCGCCTGCGATTGCTGCTCGGATGTGATGCCGGTCTGTGACGTAGTCTGCACGCCGCCGCGAAGCAGGTTCATGAGGTTGGCCATGAATCCCTGATCCTGGGCCTGCCCAGCCATCTGAGTCTGCAAGTTGTCGCGCAGTATGCCTTGGGCCGTAGCGGTAGCTTCGTTGCGGGCACCGGCGACGGCAGCATTCTGCTGACTCGCGAGTTGCTGGGACAGCAGTGCGGCCATCGTGTTACCTCGGGCAGTTCCGCCAAGCGAGTCAGCCATGCCGCCCTCCGCTACGTCACGGGCTTGGCCCGCCGAGGCAGCCGCCTGAGTCACGGCATCAGACACAAACTGCCCTGCATTGAATCCACCGAGAACGCTCGTGTTGACGGGCGCCATCCCAGCCGTGCGAGTCAACGCCCCGAGACCGGCAGCCTCAAGCGCAGCCATGACCGAGCCAGAGAACAGGCTGGTAGTCCCGCTCTGCTGCTGCTGTCCGGTGGTGGACGACTGCGAGGTGCCGCTCTGCTGAGTCGCGCCGGTGTTGGTGCCGGTAGTATTCGAGGCCCCGCTAGTCAGCGTGTTGGATGTCTCGGTCTGGTTCTGGTCCGTCAGCTGGTTCTGGTTCTGAACCTGAGTCTGGTCGGTTGTCTTGACCTCATTAGAGGTGGTTTTGTTCTTGCCGAACGAGAGCGAGAAAGCCATTGATCGTCTCCTGAGTCAGATTGCGACCCGCATGATATAACATAGGGCATAGTATGGCGGCAACACCGACGCTGCAACGTTATTCAGCGTATGCGTGTGACTCCCTGCGTCGGCCGCCGTCGATCCTGCGTGGCCATGCGCAGCGCCACCGCCTGTATCCGTGGTGTAACCTTCGATCGAGCCTGTCGCGCCGTTGTCGTCTATCGAGCTGGGAGTCGCAGGTGCCGCAGCCAGCGTGCCGTGGTTGAATAGATTGAACCCGCTGTCAGTCACGCCATTGCCATGCTTGTGCGACGGCATTTCGGTCAGGTCAAGCGCGTGAGTCGCGATAGTCAGCGGGTGCGTGTGCGTCCCAGCGGAGTCCAGCGTGTTGGCGTGCGAGTGAGTCGTCGTCCCACCTGCGTCACCGGGGTCGTAGGTCAGCGACCCCGCGCCTATGACGAATTTATCGGTCAGATTCGGGGTGCCATTCAGTCCGTCGCACAAGGCGAATCCCGCTGGTATTGTAGCGACGCTGCCGCTCCAGAGCAGGATCACGCCAAGCGGCATCGAGTTCGACTGCACGTAAGCTAGCAACCCGTTCAGGGCTGACAGCGGAATCTGCCCGGCTGCGAATAGAATCGAGTCACCGCTTACATCTACGTCACCCGTAAAGCTGCCGGTGTGACTGCCGCTGGCGTTGCCGGTCAAGTCACCTGTCACATTACCCTGCACCGAGCCTTCGACAGGCCCGTAGTGAGTCCCGCTCGTATCGCTGTTTACGCCGCCGTCGACCTGAAGAACGCCTTCGATGATCAGGTCGAGGCCGAACGTGTGCGCCGTCTCGATTCGATCCGCCAACGCGATAAACGGATTACCTGTGTAGCCGTCAGGGCGCTCGATGGTAAGCTGGGCCGGATTCACCGCCAGACTTCGGAGCCGAAATTGACCCGCGGCCGTTCGAGTCAGAAAGCCCTTGGCCTCTGGATTAAAGGTGAACCCGTCCAATTCAGCCGACTTAGCCTGCCACCGCTGATCGCCGAAGTCGATGTTGCAGATGATGCGCCCGCCCGGCGTGGAGTCGTCATGGAGCCGCAGATTCCAGTTGTCCGTGTCTACCGTGAGTTGACGTGACTCACCTGTATACGCGTCTTGCTCTGGAGCGGAACCGCCGACCTGTTGCACAATTTTCGTCATAGGAGTCGTCCCGCTACTGTCCCGGTCATCTCGAAGGTGACCACGTGATATGACTCTCCCACCTGCGAGGCGCTGATCTCTGCCATGTGCCACAGGCCGGGGACCGTGCAGGCGTAGAAACGGGCGGCTCGCTCGAATCGTTCAAGATGCGGGATTGCGCGCACGAAATCTGAGTCACCGTCCAGCGTCCCTACGATCGCCAGTCCGTGATTGATGTAGTTCAGCGGCGACAAGCCGTAATCTTCCGTCTCGGCGGGCAATGACTCATAATCCTCGTCGGAAGTTCCAGGCGGGACCAAGTTGAAGTCCTCCGCCAGCTGCACCTCCGGGCCACTGTGAACCGACCGCACGACGACAGAGTTTATCTCGGCGAGTGAGTCCGCCTGTTGATCTGCCAACCGGAATAGGCCGAATTTGACCAGCGAGTCGAGGCCCGTGAGTTCAGGCACGAGAGGGATAGTTGCGCCCACAGCGTAATACCCCTCCCGTGACCCGGCGGTCAAGCGCGAGGCAGGATCAAACCCGCGCAGACGACCAGCAGCTGGCATTATGTGAATCCCCTCGGCGGCTGTAAGCTGCGCGACTCGCTGTGTTGTCGGGTGAAACAGGTCCGCAGTGAAGCCAGCCGAGGGAAACAGTTCGCGGGAACCTGTGGACTGCCAAAGCCGCAAGAATCCGTCCGCACCCACATATCCAAAGTAATCGTCCTCCCGCTGACTCGATGTTACAAGTGCAGGTAAGATGCCATAATGTGGCTCCGAGAACTCGCCCCACTTATCGAGAGGCGGGTAGTAAACGAACGCCCGTTCATAGATAGGGTCGGCCACCGAGTCCGAATACGACAGGTAAAGCCGGCGTTGTAAGTCATCCCATTCGAGTCTGACTGCGTTATAGAAGCGGTAGTCGCGCTCCTGAAGGAATCCCAGCAAGAACTCGTTGAACAGAGGCCCGAACGGCGTCAGTGGTTCGCCCTGAGTCATGAACAGGCCGCGTTCGTCCAGGACTATGACGGTGTCAACATCGACTCGGACCAGGCAGAACGAATTAATCGGTCTGTATTCCGTATTGAGAGTCCGGTGTCTGTAGACAGCCGCATCTCCTGTAAACTCAGAGCGCATCACGCCGCCGGTAGTCCATACCATGAAGCCGCGAGCGTAACTCGTGACCATTATGGCATCGCCCGGGACTCGTTCAGCCAGCAATTGAGCGCCGGCCCCGCCAAGTCTAGGCTCGAAATTGAGTCCATCAGACGGCGCAGACCACGCGAGTGTAGCTGTAGTCAGCACACCCAGCCGTCCGTTGTTGAGGGACACCGCGATCACCTGCGTGGGGGTGCCGACGCCGACCTGTTCGTGCCGGTAGCAAACCTCCGAGTCGAGGTTATAGGCCAGCAAGCCTGCGGACGGATGCGCGAAGTATAGCCAACCAGCCAGATATTCGAAGGTCCACCGGTAGGGAGTCGCGTCCGTGGATGCCACCTCGTAGATTATGCGCCAGCCACCAGCAGATTCGTTCCACTCGCGAATCCCGTCACTGGTCATTGTGAAGCATCTATCGCCGCCACGAAGTCTGAGTCTGACACCCTGCACGTTGGCGGGCGACCCGAGTGGGACTGCCGATAGCAGTCGGTCGCCGAAAGGTGACTTCACCCCACGTGAGTCGAAAGCGTAGTTTCGTCCGCCGAGCGCAAAAATCTCTTGACTGACGGTCGGTTCGATTCCCGGCGTCAGACCCTTAATCTCGCGGACTGCGAACCGACCTTCCATCAGAGGTATACCCTATACTTGAACTGCCTGCTTGCCAGCGGCGTGGCTGGAGTCACCAGCAGTGGCGTGGGCAGCGGCGCCGATAAGGCCACCACTACGTTGGCCGCGTTGTAGGTGTCAGTCACCAGCAGTGCGACCCGCTGGATCGACTGACTGAAGTTGCCGCCGACCGCCGCAAATGTGGCTGCGGCCGACTCGACATACATCTGGTCGTTGCTGACGGCTATTGTGGGCCAGCCCACCGCGTCATGAGTCAGTTCTTGCCGCGCATAGCCGTTAGTGCCTATGGCAGGCTCCACCATATCGCCGATGGTCATGTCTAGGGCAGGCGCGCCTGCCACAAGGGCCAGCCACCATTCAGTGGGAGTCAAGTTGAACGCGGCCGCCATGACGATTCCAGCCCCGGCCAGCGATATGTTGTTGGGCAGGATCAGGCCATCAGCTCGATGAAACTCGCCTCTCATGCTCGACTCCCCAGGTCCTCGGCCTCAGACTCAGCCTGCCGGGTAAGGAAGTCATGGAACTCCTGCGGCACCCGCAGTTCATCGGCAGCTTCTGCCAACACAGATTCAGCCCGGTCAACAGCCTGATTCGCTGCCTGCGATAGCTGCCCCGCCTGCACGATAATGGCGGCGGCTGCGTGTTCCGTGGTAATGCCGCCAGCGGTGATTCGGCTTGGCACGTATACACCGATGATTCCAGTCACGACCCGGACGTGCCTCAGCCACCCAGTTGAGTCAGCGGGGATCAGGCGGCTGGCGACGTTGCAGCCAGTAGCCAGCAGCGCCCACAGCAACAGGAGTGTTGAAGGCTGCACGTTGAGCCATGCGGCTACGTCTGGGATGAACGACTCGATGATAGACAGGTCCATTGCATTGACTCCGTGTGCGCCGACTGTGACGGCTGGTTGAGAGTAATATGCTCAAAGGCCATTTCACGCGCAATGTTATACCGCAGCCTGCGATCGACTCACGCAAGCGCAGCGACTTCGGCCCATTGCGAATCCACTCCCAGCTGCCACGTGCCGACGGCGTCGAACGCAACTGGCGCGCGGATGGCGAACAACTCTCCTGGATTCAGTATCAGCGGGGCGCCGCCGTCTCCGAGGAAGTCGAACTCCTTCTCGCCGTAAGCACCTGCGGTGCCGAGGTGAGTCAATGTCATGCTCCGCAGGGGCGAGGCCTCGAAGGTGATGCCAGCCGTTGCAATCGTCGATGTGCCCGCGATGCGCTGATCGCCGCCTTGACCGGCGTCACATTGACTCGCGGGCGCCAGGCTATCATGCTCACTTGTGACGCCGGCAGCTACGCCAGTCGTGGGTGTCGCCCCGACGCCGCGAAACAGGGCGAGTCGCCTACCTGCCGTGACAGGCGTAGTAAATGCTGTGAGCGTAGTAAACGCTATGCGCAACTTAGTCAGCTGGACTTGCACTGCCGCACTTGGATTGAGTCGCATAGTCCAGGCCGTGTTGCCTGTCGTGAATCCGGCCGCCATTATGCCAGTCAACAACGACTGCGAATAATAATGGCCGCGCGAAATTGCCAGCACGCGGGCCGCCCCGTTATTCTCAATGCGCTGCATGTTAACTGGAATCACAGGGTCTTGAATGACGGCCATCTCAGCCTCCTATCAGATAGTTGAACTTCACGATTCCGGCCACAGGCGATTTGGCCCACCATGTAACTGCGATTTCCGTTGCGGACGACACGATTCCGGACGCGGAAACACCCTCCAACTCAGCGTTGTCGCTCAGGTCACCTTTACCTGTCACCGACTCCAGTGCCTGCCACATCACAACAGGCTTGCCGACAATCAGTCCAGTCAAGCCTCCGACCGTGACAGAGCCGGAGTCCCGGGCAGGCGCGCCTACGTCCACCTCAATGACGTCGAACAATACCGAGCCGCCGCTGGGGGGATTCACTGGCACCCATAACGAGCCGTCCCATCCAATCAGTTGACCGGGTGATGGCGCGATCGTGCTAGTATCGACATCGCCCAGCGAGTCAATGGAACCGAATGACGCCGTCAACCCAGCCGCCAGCGAAGTCAACCCAGTCACATTCGACTCAAGCGTCGTGATACGCCCGCCGTAACTCACAGAGGTGGCCGAGAGTGCAACCACGCTAGCTTCTAGTGCGCTGGTATCAATCAGCGCACCAGCCTCCAATGTCACGACACGAGCATCGAGCGCGTTGAACTCTGCATGAGTCACGCCGAGGGTAGCTGCGCTCTCCAGCACGTTGATGCGGGCCGCCATCGAAGAGTCTACCATCGACCGCTGCCTGGACTCGGCACCGATAGCAACCGTCAAGTTGTCGGCGCGTGACGATAGCGAGTCGATTTGAGGCTGATAGTCCACTAATCCGGCGCCCAGCGTGTTCTCTACTGCGGTGACTCGATCATCCAGTGCATCTAGAGCGCCAGCCGAGACCTGCAATACATGCGCGTCAGTGACTCCCGACACGTCGCAGACCCACTCAAACGCAGGCAGCTCGTAATCAGTCGTCTGTGAGGGGCGGACGGACGAAGATTTGAGCACGAATCCAATGCTCTTGCCCGCACCGTAACCTGCCACGCCGTCGGCCACCCAAGTTAGTGGTTCCATGCTTACTGGACTCAGGCCAGCAACTTGCAACGCAACTGGGGCGCGACCTTGGACCAGCACCCAGCCGTAGAGGCCCCCGACATCTGACTCGTAGTTGGTGGATACGCCCACCAATCGCGACCAATGACTATTGTTGAGCCGGTCGGTAACCACCCAATCCGGGTGCAGCGAGTCGTGACCCACCGGCACGTGCATGCCGCCGCCCCATCTAGGACTGAACCTGACGTATCGAGCCAGCAATATGCCGTGCCGCTCATGATAAAAGCGACTCATGGCGCCCAGCTGGAACTGCTGCGTGGCGGAGAGTCGAGTCATCAACTCCCACGGGAACGTTGTGCCGCCAGCCTGCGCTATGTCGTGCTGTTCGCGGAGAATCTCCGCCTGCTCACGCATATACGCATATAGCGGCAGGTCGGTGTCGAGTCCCGCCGGGACGTCAGGTCGCAGCGGGTTCCATTCGTAAGGGATTGCAGGGGCTTGCGCCACGACGAACGCCGGAAATCCTCCAGCGAAGTCAGCGGCTGAGTCATCGACCGTAGCGGGCGAGAAGACCTCGGCGAAGCTAGCCGGGAATACCTGATCGCCCTCATCTAACAGACTTGGCTGGTAGAACTCCACGAACGAGTCGACGCCACCGACGAACGGCTCTGAGATATCCTCGTCAAGGAGCGTAGGGAAGAATCCCTGCGGGACAGCTCCCAGAACTTCTACGAATACACTGTGGAATCGCGCCGTAGTAGCCGCTAATCCCGCGCCAAGAACTTCAGCCGATACGTGATTGAATCGCGCCGTAGTAGCTGCCAGCCCAGCGCCAAGAACTTCAGCCGAGGCATGATTGAACCTGTATTCACCCGCCATAGCTACACGCTGACACGCGGTCTGGCTTGTAGTGCGTTGACTCCGGCGAAACTCCACGCAGCCCCAGTATTGGGGTCAGTGAGTAACCGCCCTGAGTCGTAGAACGCGGCGGAACTATTCAGAGCACGATCGGGGCTGGACGCCACCGTGGCGCCGGACAACACCCCAACGTCAATAGATCGTGCGATGGCGTCGGTTTTCTGCGCATTGACGATTACGTTGACTCCGTCGATTACGGCGGGCACATAAGCTAGGTCAGTAAGCAGAATCAGGTCCAAGTCATTGACGGCACTACCTGACAGGTAGTCGGTGGTGGTCACGACACCCTCATCTATCACGCCGAAGTGACTCACGCCCGTGGAGGGGACCAACAGCAGGGTGGCCCCGTCACCGCTGGGGCGCTGGACATACACGCGACGTTCAGGTATAAGGGTTACAGAGGCCGAGTCGTCATCCACGTAGTCGTCATAAATCCAGTTGCTTGTCCCGCCACCGGACGTGGCCCCGTAAGGGCCTAGCTGTGCCCACAACTGCCCTGTGGATACGTTGAGGGTATCGACGTTACTGACAGCCAATCCAGGGACTTCCACGCCGTTGATTGCGACTCGCACCTCTCCAAGCGTGGCGTGGATGCGACCGGAGCACGACACGAACAGGTATTGATTGACGGCGACTCCAGGCACGATAACCGAGGCCAAGTCGACGAAAATATTGTAGATGGTGGATGTGAACGCGCGCAGAGTCACTCGACCGGTTGGGTCGAACACCAAGCCCAGATGCGCGGTGGTGTTGGAGCTACCGCCACCGACTCGGATGGACGTCAGCCCTGTGTTGTCTAGCTTGTGCGCCACGGCTATGTTGAAATATTCGCCGTTAGGTAGTATGCGTGACAGTGACTCTGACTCTCCGCTGCCGTCCGACAGCGCTATGCCCTGTCCAACGCCGAATCGCGCGTTACCCACGCTGAATGTCATTCCCAGGCCACCAGACGCAATCCACCCACGATCCTGAGGCCTAGAACCTACGGCAGTCGAATACGAGTCGAACGACTCCCAGAAGTTGCGTGCCATGTCTGCGATTCCTTACGCGCGGAAGATGCCGCCAACGGCCCAACTGATTACGCCTTGGGTTGCGTCAATACCCTGCGGGATGGAGCCATCGACCGACTCATCGATGTAAGCGGCTAAGTAACTTGCCGCCGCACCATCCTTCAGATAAACCACCAGCGCATCCAGCGAGTCAGCGGTGTCGAGTCCAGTCACACTGACATTGGCAGCGTCCACGACTCCGTTGGTGATCGTGACCGAGGTAAGCGCTTGCTCTGCGATGGTCACTGGCCCGGAGCCTACGTCGGCCAGATCATTGTGAGCTGCGTCATAGACGTAAGTAGAATCCACGCCGACAACGTAGAACGCGAGTCCTGCAGGCGGGTTCGCGTTAAGCGCCCAACTCAACAACTGCTCGCGAAACTTAGGGTAAACTGCGCTCATAAGCCCTCACTCATCTAGCTGCCCTGCAAGAGCAGACTCAAAATACTGACCGCACCGAACACCCAGCCCAACAGCGGAGACTTCAACAAAGCGAACAGCAAATTACGTTCGCCGTTGCGGGCTGCATTGGAGGTTTCGATGCCTGCCATGCGACTCTCCAACGAGTTGACACTTGCTCGAATCGCGGCTACATCATCAGGCAGCGTCTGTAACTTAGCAATAGCCCGGACGAACTCCTCGTCCCGAGTCGACTTACCATTCATGGAGTGAACTAGCTCCTTAAGCTGCCCGCGCATCTCGCCGATCGCCAAGGCCATTTCAAACGAGTCTTGCATAGTGTTAGCCTGTGTGGTCACCGAACACCTCCGAGGTCTATCATTTCGGAGTTTATGAGTCCTGTGCGAAGTTGCATGAACGATGAGTAGCACAGCCGCGCACGAGTCTCGTCCCCTAATCGTTTATAGATTTTGGCCCGAAGCCCCTCCTCCAAGACCATGGGCCACCGCTCCAGCAACCAGTTAGTTGTGAGTTCGCGGGCCGATTCACGGGACGCGTCGTCAGCATCGTAACTGGCGTGATAGCGGTAGCCGGCCTCCTCATCATAAGTAGCTGGTCGACTCAGCAGCGGATAATATTTGAGTGCGCGTGGATACTGGTAGTAGCTGATGGAGATGACTCCGCCGAGGCCGCCGTAACCCTTGAAGATCAATCTATCGCCGACAAGCTGATAGGCGTGCTCCTGATCGTTGCCAGCGCGAGTCCGCGCCAGTGGCAGCGCAAACACCTGATAGTTGTCGCGCCAGACCGAATCGTAGCGCACCATGTTGATGGCCTGGAATCTAGTGGTGTCTGGCAGCGGCCACTGATACGCTATTTCGGCGTCAGCGGTCACCTGCGCCTCGGCGTAGTTAGGCCACAGACACACAGGTGTGCCGCGTTCAGGGTCCAAGTGACACTCGCGAATCACTTGCTGTAGATACGTAGTGGCGTGAGTCAGCAGGTCCGGCCTAGCCACCTCCACCAACACAGCATCAATCAGTCCGCTGAACGTGGCCACCGAGTCAATCCTTCTTGCCGATGTTCAGTCCGCGCGGCTTGGAGTCCGTCGGCGTCTGCGCTTCGATCGAGTTGGCCGTGGTGTCAATTCCGGCCACCGACCGCGACTGCATGAATTGGGCTGCCAGCGAGTCAGCTTCGGCTCGACTGGAACGAGCCACGCGCACACGGATAAATTGCGGCTGCGACTCAAGCAGCTGATCGAACTCTTCGATCTGTGCGGGGTCTGTCAGGCGGAGTGAGCCGTTCTCGAATTGGAACGCGCCCAACTTGAATCGAGCAGTGGGGTGCGACGAATAAACCACCGCCGTATCATCAACTGATTCAGCCATATCAATTCTCCTTCTTGGGTGAAATGTGCTTCTGGCTCACCCCGACTCAGCAGGGGGAGGCAGAAACACCGGAGGACCAAGCATTGCTGCCGAGTCCTCCGGGTCCCTCACCACCCAGGAGAGCGCGTTAGGCGCTCGCCACCGCAGTTGCGACGTTAGTCAGCATACCCATGGTGGACGCAGCGCCAACCTCGAATCCCATTTCCGTGGTCATGAGGCCTTCGTCGGCATCGCGGCCATCGAGCCGATTCCCGTTGGAATCATACCCCTCATCCTGCGTTTCGCGGAGCACGCGCTTGCGAATCGCGCCCGGATGCAGCACCATCAGGTCCTTCTGCCAGACAGGGTTCTCGTTGAACAGCGGGTGAGTCATCAACTTCAAGGTGCCGAACGCCGTGACAATTTCCGTCACCTTGATGCCCAGCATAGTCTCGCCAGCCTTGATGTTGTAGGTGCCGTCGAGTCGCGCCATGCCGTTCAGCACTGCAATGCAGATGTCACCACCGATCGCGATTCGCTCGGTCGGCTGACCTTTCACATTGGTGGCGAACACGCGCCGGATGAAGTCCTCGAAGTCGACCCACGAGAGCTGTCCGGCGCCCCCGCTGTTCGCCGCTTCGACGATACCACCGTATTGACTCAGCTGCGACTGAATCCCGTCACTCATACGGAACGGCTTGCCGTTCAGCGAACCGACGTGGCGACGCCCGAAGATGAAGGCGCGTTCGATGTCCTCCGCGTGATAGAGCGCGCACATGGACTTGTTGTGCGCCACCTTGGAGCCGGTCCGATACTTCACGGCGCGAGACGTGCCAGAAACCGCCCACGCATTGCGGAAGATCTGAGTCACATTGGTCCGCGAGACGCCCAGCTGAGTCACAGCAGTCGGGCGATCCGAGGCTTCCTCGTGAGCGTTGCCGATCGACTGCACGTGCATCACGTTGGTGACAGCCACGATGGACGTGCCGCCAATGCCACGAGTCACGGTGAGCGAGTTGCCGTTGACTCCGGTCACGTAGACGATCTCCCCGGTCTCCTCGACCAACAACACCTGCCCAGCCACATACATGGAGCCGTCACCGACCACGATCGTGGTGCTGGTGCCGCCACTGGCAATCGTGGTCCGCCCTGCCTGATGCGAGTCCTCGAACCAGGTGAAGATGGAGTCGCTGGCCGGAGTCTTCGCCATGCCAGACGAGAGCGCCAGCATGAGTGCAGTCCCGGTCGGATTGATCTGGAGGATGGCCGACGCGAAATCGCCGACTCGGTCTCCTACAATCCCTTGGTTGGACATGAAGATACCAGGAATCATCGTAACTTACTCCTTCAATTTTACGGAATCAGCTCCGCATTGCCAAAAGTTCCTGAACCAGCCGCGACGGGCCTTCGCTCAGATCGTTGTCAGGGTTAGACCGCTCGAGTCCGAAATCAGCCGACCCCGACTTACCCATCGCCTGCAGCATATTGCGAGTCATGGCCACGGCAGCGGTCCGGTCCCCGTTAGTATGCCGCAGCGATTGACGGAACACGCCATTAATGACTGGCTTGAGTGCCGGATCATCAAAGCCGGAGAACGAGGTCTTGAGAAGTTGTTCGTCCTTCTGACTCGTCTGCGATTGGTCGATCCGCTCGCCGACGAGTTTGTCCATCTGCCCTTGCATGTGGGACTCGAAACGCTGCATCATCGTGGCCGTCATGGTGAGCATCTGTGTCATGCTCGTTTGAACGGCCTTATTCAACCCGGCGTTCAAGGGACTCAGGTCCCCTTCAGCCATCTGCCTCAAGGCTTCGGTCGTGAACACATCCTCAGCCTTGAATCCCTGAATCTGGGATACGAGCTGATTCCCTAGCTCCTGCCCTTCGTCAACCTGCGGGGCTTGTGAATCCTGCGATCCACCCTCGCCCTGCGGCTGTGCCCAAAATGCGGCAACGTCGATGGCTTGTCCACTGTTACCTTCGCCTACACCTGCATTGGAGTCGGCATTAACGTCAGCGTTACCGCCGCCAGAACCTGAATCACCGCCGCCGACGCCTTCGGTGTTGAGGTTGATCTGGATACGGCCGAGTCCTGTGGTGTGTTGAAGCATGTGCTTAATACGCATTGTATGTCTCCTTTCAAGAGTCCTGGGTAAGTGACAGGCCGAACGAATGTAACATGCTCAGGCCCAGCGACTCGGCCTGATGCCGCTGGATAGATTCACTCAATTGCTCGTTGGTCAGACCGGCAGCGCCTTCCACGACTCGCGTCAGGTCCTGTCGTATGATCTTGGGCAGTAATTCCAGTCCGGAGATTAATGCCAGCGCAGCCCGCAGTTTCGTGCACTCCTCGTCGCTGTAGGAGTCCCAGATGTCCCTATGAACCATAAATCGGCGCCCCCAGCGATTGTGGATTCGTTGCAGGCTGAATCGGATTACCCGCTGCGTCCACCTGAGGTGCGGTCGCAGCTGCCGGGTCCACCTGAGGCGCCAGCCTGAACTGAGTCATGTCAACATCGACGTCCATCATGGATGTCCAGTGGTCAATCAGTCCGAGCACATCGACTCCCTGCGCCGCAGCCGGGGCCTGAATCAGCGCAAAGATCAACTGCTGCATCATTTCCATGGTGGCCTGACGGTCGATGGCCTTGAGTCCCTGCCCAATGATGAACGGTAGATTCGTATCCTTCATGGAAGCGAGGTCAAGCTTGATCTGCTTGCCAGTGTAGAAATCTGTGAGTTCCTGCCCATCAGGTTGGTATTGCAGTATGTTGTAATACATGGCGAATCGGATGGCCCGGAACAGCGTATCGTCGAGCAGTCGGGCTGTTTTCTGTTGCCGCCGATTCGCGCCTTGCTGCACAGCCGCGACTTGGTTGGTGACGGCCCGATCAATCGACGCGATCTGCGAGGGTAATGCCTGAGTCGGAAAGAACTGGTCGATGATGCTCATGACCTTGCCCAGATCGTCCATAGTGCCCTGGGTGTCTCGACTCGCCCTTACGTCCATAATGAACGTCCTGATGTCACGGCCCTGCGCGCGTGGCTCGACGGGGACTCGAGCAGCGACTTCGCCCTTAGGCACCGCAGCCAGATTCACCATCGTCGGATCATAGAATGTGGTTCCGTAAATGTTGGACCGTGCCTGTTCCTGGTGCGTGTTAACGAGGAACGACGCGAAGTCCTGCAACGGAATCAACAACTCACCGGGCGAGCGCTGCGCATGGCCCATTACGTCGTCGTGCACAAGCCCGAAATAGCACGGCAGGTGATTGTGAATCGCGTCTTGCCACGTAGCAGCCACGATATGAGTCGCGTCAAGGAGAGTGAAACGCCACAACTCATAGCGGTTGCGCGAAGCCTTCTCGGCCGCAGGCACCAACCCGAACTCGGTAGGATTCAGGCGTATGTACAGAGTCGTGATCTCGTGCCCGTCCTGCATTGCTTCCGGCATCTGCGAGAGGATAGCCACCCAATCAGTGTCACTCCGCGACTGGTCCGACTCAAGCTTGGCCTCGGCTGGCGGATGCCTGTAATACGCGGAGCGTGCCTGCTGCCCTGCACCACCGCCAGCCTCCAGCGCGGCCTCGGCGTTGTAGAACTGCCCGTTGGCTACGCGAACTTGCACCCAGTAACGACTCCGCAGCTCCACGTAAGCGCAGAACTCGCCATCGAGGTGCAGCCGCGTTGGATGAACTGACGGGTCCATCAGCGTGTTATAGCGGTCAAGCGATTTGAGCCGATTCCCCTCCCACTTAACACCGGTCTCGAATACACGGCCATTCACATCGCCGCCAGATTGACTCAGCTGCGGACCGTTGTCTGTCCCCCATGAAACGGTGAACCCGCCCATGTTATATTTCAGGCACGAGAACAGAGTCATGAGCACCTCGCGGTAATACCCTCCGTAGAGTGCGTCGTTGTTCATCTTGGTGACGATCTGCCCTGCCTCGTCGATCTCGTCAGGGGCGCCTGTTGTGTAGAACATGCCGCGACTCGGAGCGAACGTATCCGCCAGGTAGGTCATCATGTCGTCCAAATGAACGAACGTGAGCGGCAGATTCATGTGAGTCAGCAGCGGCTCGTTCGTCTCGTCTGATCTCGCAGCGCGCGCAACGTCTGAATCTCGCAGCTTGATCACGCCAGACACCTTGCGGTCGATCTTCTTGAGCCGGTTAAGTTCGGCGTCGCGAGTTTTCTTGCCCACGTCCAGCCGCTGCAAAAGATACTCCAGCAGAGACCCGTGATTCATCTTATCCCTGAACGGGTGCTGGGGCCATACTGGTGCCCGTTGGTGAGTCACCTTCGCGTGCCTCATGCTCGATCGCGTATAGTTAGACACCTGCTACCTCCATTCCGTGTTGCACACGCGCAACCGAGTCGCCGGTTGACGCAAATTGGTGTGTTATGAGTCCCTCGAACTCCTTGAACATTGCGGGGCCATACGCCGCCGCATCCGCGATGTCGTCGACTTGATCCTTACGGCGCATATCCAGATTCAAGATCTGGGTCGTGAGATCAATGTCCTCTTCAGCCAGCGCCCAATCTTTCGACGTGAGCAGCGAGACGTAAGCGCGTATCCTACCTATCTTGGGATCACCTCGCCCACTCATTAGTGGCAGGAACACGAATCGACCTGCCAGCCCCTTGGACGCCGCCAGCATCTCGAACAAGGGCAGCAGGACTCGCTGGGCTGCTACAGCTTCGATGCCCCAAGTCCAAGCACCCCAATGCATTGCAAGTGCCAGGGCCTCGTCGAATAGCTGCGACTCGTTCCAGTGCCCGTGTATGGGTGGTAGGGTGATCGGCGTAGTGCCTCCGCGAGTGATGACATGAACGGCGATTGCTGACTCATCGTTGTGGGCGGCCAGCCCGAACGCCGGGTCGATCGTGATCCACGCGGCGGCCACATCTGCTGGGTCTGGAGTCGGCAGATAGTTTAATTGATCGGCCGTAAACCCATTCTCTCCGTGGCCCGGCATGTTCATCATCTCGCACATCCAGGTCTCGACGAGTCCCATGCCTTTGTATTCCCGGAACGACTCAGTCAGCTGTTCCACTGTCCATCTGTCGGGCCATAAGGGACGGAGATTCCCCTCGGCATCCTTGATCAGGCAGCCGAATATAACTGGGTTCCACGCAGGGTTACGACTCTGGCGCGACAGCAGCGAAGTCTTGGCCAACATATTACCGAGCCACAGAATCTTCCTGCGCTGCGCGAGTGCTTGCAGGAAAGGTCCATACATCCACTGGTCCAGCTTCTTCTGCTGCGACTCAGACGCGGTATTGTCGTTGTCCTCAACGTCATCCACCACGGCCAGGTCAGGTCGTTGGTTGTCGATATTGATGCCGCGCATCTGCTGGCCTTGCCCCAACGCCCGTAGGATGCAGCGCTTGACTCGACCATTGCCCATCGGCAGGTCAAAAATCCACAGCCCCTCGTTCTCTGAGTGCTTGACCATCTTGACCTGACCGTATATCGCGAGGAAATTTGGGTGACTCAAATACTCGATGATGTCGCGGCACGCACCCTTGGCGATGGGGGCTGTGTTAGACAGGTAGACGCAGAAGCGGTGACTCGTGAACAGCCAATACCAGATCACGCACAGCTTGGCCAGCGTAGACTTGGCGTGGCCGCGAGGAATGGCGAGCAGGACTCGCTCTTTCTCGGCATCCGTGAGTAGGCCCCAAATCTCCGCGTGAAACTGCGGGACAGGCATGTCCAGTTGGTCTGCTAAGAAAAACTCGATCAGGAACTCGGCGCTGGTGCGCAGTAGAGTCCGGACCAGCACAGGGTCGATTTCAGCATATTGCGTGTCAACGCCTTCGGCAGCCATCGACTCCGAATACTTGCGCTCAAGTTCGTGCAGTAAACGATCGGCTACCTCGGACATGACTCAGTGGACACCCCCAACCTGCATGAGAGTGCGCGCCAGTGAGCCGATGAAGCCGCCTACTTTGTCCATCGACTCACTACCTGACCCGCCGCCTGTGGCCGGAATGCCGATGAACGCGTCGCCGGGACTCTCGGCGGCCGACCTAGAAGCCGCGTTGGCCTCCGCACGGTCACTCGAGTTCTGCGCGCGTTGTTCGTCAGTCTGCTTTGAGTCAGGCCGGCCGAACAGCGTGAAGATGGCTTTATCCAGCAACGTGCTCGGCTGCATGACTGGGGTCGGGGCCTGCGGCTGTATGGCGGCCAGTTGACTCGAGATGTCAGGCGGGTTGATCGGCGCTGCTATAACCCCGGCGCGAATCGCATCCTCCACCATACGCGGGGCCGGCGGGAGCGGTTCAGGGTTCGTGGCTCCGCTGTTGACCGGAGTCCCGTAGCCCTCAAATATACCGCCCGTGGGGCGCATTGACGGCGCTGGTTCCACGATCTGCAATTCGAGTCCAGTCGTCGGATCAATCACCGTGTTGCGGGGTCGCGCGGTCGTCATACGTCCATCTCCTCTAGGCCCAGATTCCGGACAACATCAGCGTGACCGGGGGCTTGGATGACTCCAGGCCTGAGGCCCAGCAAATCGTTGACCTCAGAAAACTGCGGGTTGACCATCGAGCCGTCATGAATCGAAAGCTGCTCTTCCGTAGCGACCATGCGCGTTCCGTCCTGCGTGAACTTTTCGACCATGCGCCGAGTCAACTTCACTGCCACAGATCGACCAGCAGCCGACGGTTCCAGCGGCTGCCCCAGAGTGCTGCCATTACGGCGGATCATTCGATTCGCAGTCGCAGCAGCACGCAGCAGGAACTCCGGGTCGTTCTCTCGTTCGATTCGATCCATCAACCGCCTCCCAGCAATTGTCTCAATCGAGTCCCAGATGAACGGTTGATCCGCCGTCGACGCCGTGGCCAGCGCACCTATGATTCCGCGAACCTCGGCGTATAGAGGCTCCGATTCCAGCGCCTCTATCTCGTGCGGGTCGCACCCAATCATCTCCGCGATCGACTCGCAGCTGACACCAGCCACCCGATGCTTGGCCACCACGACCATCACCTCGGACACAGGTTTCGACAGCTGAGTCGAGAGTGTGTCGTGGTTCACATTAGCTAGGTTCATGACTCAAACTCTCCTTTCCTTCAACTGCGGGGCCTGCGCCCGCCTCGTCACCGTGCCAGTCCGCCCCCGTCGTGTCAACCCTAAAACGCCTTGAGTCTCCTGCGCCCGCTACATAACGGCAATAACAGCCGCGAGTCAACTTCTTTTTTCAAATTTTGCCGGAGAGTGTGTGACTCATATTAAAGGACCCCGGTGCCGCCGTCAATGGGGGGGCACCCCCCGCCCCTAGTAAGACTCACGTTGCATCGGCACGCGCAGCCACCCAACGGGTGAGCGAGCATGGCGACCCTCCTAGCGCACCAAAACAGGGCAAGCTCTGCGCCTGCCCTGTCCTGTGCTGTGATGGTGTGACTTAGCTCTCGTCCATGAACCAGCGAGCGAGCGCTGTCGTTGACTCGATGATGGACATCAGGGCTGTGATACCCGCAGTCCAGAGGAAGATGTGGATTAGTAGGTCGGTCATATGTGCTTCATCCCTTCGCGGTATCCGAGCAGCACCAGGTCGACTTTGCGTAAGAACGCGAGTCGCTCGTGGTGTGTCTCCGGCCTTCGCTCGTAGTAATGGTCGTGCAGCACTCGCAGGAGCATTGCACGCTCGGTCGGCGTGATCTGGCGGAAGTCGCATACGTCATTTCCGAGGAAAGTTGATAGTAAGATCATGTTACGACTCCCAATAGAAATGTGCAACGCCATACGCCTTGTCGATCTCGACCCAGCACTCGGCAAGGTCACGACCGTCTGGGTGAACGATGCGTTGCGACTCGACCCCCCATTCATCGTAGCACGTCTCGACCCGCGCTAACTGTGTGCGACACGCCAGTTCGTGGACCAACGCTAGCGCGTATGCTGTGTCCAACTCGGACGAGCGAGGATGTGAGTCCCCGATCGCCCGATAGGCTGCAACGCGTGCGAATGCGACTACGTCTTCGACTGTCAAGAATTGAGTGCGGCTCATGCTTCGTCTCCCATGAGGACTGTCATGGCGTGATCAGCCGCGCGGATGTGTGAGTCGCTGCTATAGAACTCCGCTCCATCGTGCGTG